AAAAAATTTGGAATTACCAAAACTTGTAGTATATTCGCATTACATTTTTAAAATAAATAGATATGGGATTAAAAACTGGAATGGGTAAGAGAACTTACCTGACAATTAGAGAAGGCAAGATTGCCAAGAGTTTAGGTGACAAGAAGTATGAGCTGTACGATTCTATCGAGGGCTACATTTTGGGCATCAGTACAAGAGAGGGTACTTATGGTACAGATCTGTGTATTGACATTAAAGATGACGAGGTGTATCAACTGCAAATCCGTCTCAAAGGAGAAAGCGGTAAACAGACTGCATACTTCATTGCTTTTGCACACTGTGCTCCAAACATCGATGTAAGTAAGAAAGTAGAATTCATCCCTTCGCTGAAGATTGTAGACGACAAAAAGCGGTCCGCTCTTTTCCTCAAGCAGGGTGGTGAGACTTTGAAGTGGGCATATAAGCGTGGTGAGGGTATGCCTGAGCCCGAAGAAGTGTTCAACAAAAAAGGAGAACTTGTTTCTGTAGATTGGTCTGAGGTTGAATCTTTCCGGATTGATAAGGTTAACGAGTTGAATGCTCGTGCTTCTGAGGCCAAAGCATTTAACAATATGGTTGCCGGTCCTGCTGTTGTTGAGACAGAAGAGGTTTACCAGGAAGAAGAAGGTAGCGATCTCCCATTTTAATTATGTCACGAGGCGTAGCTAATCCTACTCTTGCTGATAAGATTGGTAAAAAGGTGGAACCTGTTCACATGAAGCATTATGCTAGTGAACAGGTTTCCATCATACGCCAGTCTTCTATTAAGAGTGCAGTTGAACTGATGAGCGGTTGGATTGCAAAGGAAGATAAGAATTACAATCCTCAGCAACTTGTAGAATTGACTCTGCTTGCTGCCGAAGAGTTTGAAAAATGGGTGTTAAGAGATGAATCTACAACTAGTACAAATTAACAAAGATAAAGCCTATGACGAATGGCTTAACTTCCGATCACGAGGCTTAGGGGCTTCTGAGGTCGGAACATTGATGGGCGTAAATAGCTGGAAGAGCCCAGCTGAATTATATTACCAGAAGATTGGTCTCATCCCCCAAAAAGCACAGCAGAATATTCCTATGTTCATGGGAACTATTATGGAACAGACTGTTGCTGAGATATTTTCCTATTGGGATGGAGACGATGAGTCCATGCTCAAGAATCATGAGGCCGGGACCAAAGTGCGTACTTTATACGAGCCGGTGGGTTACATCGTAAACCCTGAGTATCCTCACTTATTCTTCTCTCCGGACCGCTTGCAGATCAGCAAAAGTGGTATTCGCATACGCAATGGTCAGATTAATCTCAGCAGCGTTGAGGCAATTATCGAGATTAAGACAATCAGCGGTTGGAGCAGTAAGCAGTGGGAAGGCGGTGTTCCTCCATCTTATTACTTGCAGTTGCAAACCTACATGATGGGCCTTGGTATAGACAAAGGTTACTTGGTTGCGCTTGAGGACGGAAGAAATTTGAAGGTCCACTACTTTGAGAAGGATCAGGAAATTATGGATGCTATCGCTAATGTCACCAAAGACTTTTGGGATAGGGTAGATGCAGGCCGTTTAGCTCTTGAATTAGGAGAGGACTATGATCAGTTTGCTCCTCCTCCTGATGGAACAGAAGCATATGCTGAGTACTTGAATACTCGCTTTGCCAATCCGGAAGAGAATTCAATTGTCAGCACTCCTGAGATAGATGAGCACATTGAGGAGTATCTTGCCATTGGGCCTCAGATCATGGAACTAGAAGAAAAGAAGAGAGAACACTCCAATTACATAAAAGCATACATGGGTGAGAATATGATAATTGACAGCGAATTGGCAAGAGTAACATGGAGACCCAATAAGAACGGTACTAGAGTATTTAGGATAAATTAATGAAAGGGGATATAGAGTGGTACAAAAATATGTGGTCCACAAGACAGAACCATCAATGCGAAGAATGTGGTATACGTCTTCCACACTTTCATCCGATGTTTGTGTCTCATATCATTACCAAAGGGAGCTATCCGACTTTGAGACAGCATCCCGAAAATTGGATGCTATACTGTATGGATTGTCATCAGCTTTGGGAGTTTGGGAACAGGAAGACGATGAAGACATATCCCAGGGCGATGGAGATAGCTGAAAAACTGAAGAGAGAGTATCACGAAAGCAAGAAAAAGTAGATATTTATACACATTGTAAAAATTTATTTGCAAGTTGTAAAGTTTTGTACTTAATTTGTATTCATGGAAGCAACCAAGAGAAGCAAGCAGTATTGTCCCACTTGTAAAAAAGAAACAATGCACACACCTAAGTTAGGACTTGCCCCTCTTAACAAAAGGTTATGCGAAGTATGTAGAACAGTAAATGAAGTAAAATGAAACAACATACACACGAAGAGTTAATATCTATTGCAGATAAACTTTACAGAGAACAAAACCCAACAGAAACTATGTGTACACCAAACAGCGTATATATAACAGTGCTTGAAAAATGGTATCCTAAATATCTTGAATCTAAAAGTGAATTAGATTTTTATGATTGGTGTATTAAAACATACGGAGGTAACAAATGAAAAAATTTACTGATATAGTTAGCAACGACAAGGTTTCTGGTTTTGAAAAAACAGCAATAGAAATGCAGAAAAATCAAAAAGAACTTGATGAAAAATTTGAGGAATTTATGGCTATGCATTTTTGTCAATTTGAACCTGACAGCAATCTAACAAGTGCGACTAAATGTAAATGGTGTGGTAAAGAAAAATGGCAACACAAAACATACGGAGGTAACAAATGAGCAACGATAAACAACAAACAGCAGTAGAATGGTTAATGCCTAAGATTTTAGAACTTAGCCTACAATTATCATTACGTAGAATTAGTCAAAGAAATTGTGAGTTAGAGATGTTAAAATTATTTGAACAAGCTAAAGAAATGGAAGAGCAGAAAAACATAGAACTAATTACTTGGGTAAAAGAAAACTTTACTTCTGAAGCTCCATTAGATTACATTATTAGTGAGTATAAAAAATTGGAGGTAACAAATGAAATACATTAAACTACCTATACTTTGGAAAGACGGAGATGCTGCTATGCTTGAAGAATTAGGTATAGATACGCCTTATGACAAATCAGACACAAAAGATGTTTATTTAAGAGAAGATGAAATAAAAGGCTTTTTCCCTGATAAAAATCCAAACTTTACTTGTTTGTATTTGCGGAATACGGAGATGGTTGTAAATATGCCTATTGATAAATTTATAAACTTAATAGAAACATACGGAGGTAACAAATGACATATAACGAATTAATGGATGATATTACATTCAAAATACATGAGTACGAAAGTAGAAATAACAAAAAACCTATTGGTATTTTAATGAGTGAACCAACAAAAGACTATATGACAAAGTCTGTTATAAAAGACTATATGGGTATTGTAAAAATTGAAACATTTATGGGTATCAAAATACTTATTTCGAACGATTTAAAAATAGGACAAGTAAATTTAGTGATTTAACATACGGAGGTAACAAATGAAACACTACGCAAAAAATAGGCGCAAGCTGAGAGGTAAGGAAAAGAGAGATACTAAGCTCCTGACCGTATTTGTAAAATTGAATTCTGCTTTGATCCGCAAATTATTCCAGGATATAGCCGAACTAGCAAAACAAATGAAATGGACACAACAATAGAAGAAATAATCGAGAAGATTAAAGGGGATGCTGCGCTCAACCCTGAGACCCGATCCTATATAATCGCCACTTACTTGCGTCCGGGGCTCAGAGCAGAAAAGGAAAACATCATGAACGCCTGGATACACGGAACACTAGAAGTAATGCATCCATTTGCAACAGCAGAGGACTACTTTAATCACACGTTCTTCAAAGATCGTTTATTATAAAAAATAGTATTATATTTGCCCTATGAGCGATATAACAAAATGTAGTGGAAAAGGTTGTAAGAAGAAGAGGAGCTGTTACCGATATTTGGCTCCGGCCTCAGACTATCAGTCTTGGTGGATGGAAGTACCGGTAAAAGAAGACGGTACTTGTAATCAGTATTGGGAAGTAAAAGGAGAAAGAAAGAAAGATGAAAAGTAAGATAAACGCTAAACAGTATCTGCGATATGCCAAGACATTTGCCTGGGCTATGCATAACGATCAGATTATCATATCTGAATCCGTACTGAAGAAGAGCATGGATAATTACCCAGTGGATTGCAGAGATTTGCGAGACGCTATTACTTGTATAGAAGCTGGAGAAGGATTGAGATCAACCTCCGTATCTATGACAGATTTATTCGCCATAAAGGAAGCATTACAACATAAACAAAATGATACAGCAAACAGCACAGCAGATGTACCAGGAAGTACAGAGCCTGAAGATGAACATGGACCCGGTACTGGTGAAGAGAATACTCAAGTACACGATAAAGAAAATAAAAGAAGAGTTGGTAGACGTAGAAAGAATGGGGAAGATAAATCTGTCTGAGCCCCATCGTTTTTGGACCGAAATAGAAAAAGAAATAGAAAATGGAAGCTATACTTAAATTTAATCTGCCTGATGAACAGGACGATTTTCGTTTTGCCGTAGAAGGTACTAAGTGGTACTTGGTTGTTCACACCTTTGACCAATACCTTCGGTCTCGGATCAAGTACAACGATAACTTGAGTGATGAGGAATTAGAATTACTAGAAAAGGTAAGAGAGGAGTTATATTCCACAATACAAGGTTATCAATTGAGTTTTGAATGATAATTGTATTATGTCGCCTTTTTGGTTTATATTTGCGACACTATGGAAGAGTATAAAATCGTAATGGATTGGATGGCGGTATTCGGAGTAATAATCGCCTTATTTGTTTTATGGGTTATAACAGTTAAATAATAAAAAAAAAGATATGTTTAAATTACCAGTTGTGCTAGACGCTATTGCCCTGGAAGGGGATGAGGAAGATAAGGAGTATTTGGAGAATTTGGGTCTCAGTTCTATTTATGACGAACCAACCTTCCCAGTACTATTCTACCATATAGACCATATACACGAAGACATAAGAAGTACAATAGAACAACCCTTATGTATAGTATTCAGCGGAGGAGAGAGTTACATAGTAAAACATGGTCTCATCACCCTTGCCAAGATGATTTCTAATTGTCAATAATTTATATTATATTTGCACCGTATGGAAAATCAAGAAAAAATCAGTGCTATGGTATCAGCCCTGGCAATGCAACAGATCAACGTAAATGAAATAGTAGCAGACGCTATTGTTCAGACCTACGAGAAGATTGATGAAATCGGTACAGAGTTCAGCCTTAACCACGCTCGTGAGATTCAATTGGGTCTTATGCAGAAGTACAATATAGGCGTACCTTCTGCCGAGTAAAAAAGAAAGAGAACTAAAAATTAAGCCCCATATTATTGGGGCTTATTTTTTTATACCTCTAGAAGTGTAAAGTCTATAATCTGTCCGTTGACAAAGTTATTGGTAATCGGGAACCAGTGGTTATCCGGAATAACCTGACATCCGGCAGACCAGGAACCTACAATAGCAGATACTCCACCACGGTGGATATTAATGCCAAATAGGCCAAACTGCTTATTCACCCGGTCCATACTTCTATCCCTGGTTCCATCTCTCCATATAGTAATGGGGAGTACTTGTTGAAAGTATGGGGCTCCGAGCCAGAGAGACTTCCAATTCTTATTAGTTACAAAACGATGTGATCCAATTACTTGTTGCTCGGCAGCTACTGCGGTTCCAGTAATACCCATATGCGTAATAGGAGAAAAGACATACTTATCGCCAGCTGTAGTAGAACAGGGTACAACCGCTACACATACCCCTCCTTTATACACAGC